AGAGCTTGCTAACCTAGGTTCGATCGAAGCCTTTAATAAACAATATGGGAATGAATTCGTTAGCTCATCCAACCTTTTATTAGACCCAGTCGATATGAAGAAGATGAGAAAGAGAATGAAGCCTTATGTCTATCATGACTTTGATGAATTCGACTATATTTCTATTGATACAAAGGGGCATTTAGAATGGGATCCGGAGTTTGACATTGATACATGTGGAGATAAAGAAAACTTTTGGGTATTTTCTGTAGATATTGCAGAAGGTAACGGAGGAGATTCATCTGTTATTAATGTTTTTAGAGTAGATCCTATGAACAAAGCAGAAATAAAAGCGATTGTTAGCCCGGGTGCAATGTATGATTTCTTTAAATTTACACAAGTATGTAGGTTTAAATCAAACGAACATGTTATAGAAGATTTTGCAAAGGTACTTTATACTTTAGCAGTAGACGTATTTAACTCTGAAAACGTAAAAATGATTGTAGAGTATAATACTTATGGTACTGTTTTATTTCAGTATCTAAGAAGTATTTTTCCACAGAGAAATGATTTTGATGATGAAATGATAGTTAAATTTAAACATCGACATGATGCAAAAACTATTAAACCAGGAATCAAACTAAAATCTGACAATAAAGCTATCTTTTGCCAGAACTTTGCAAAATTATATAAGATAAATAGATTAGATTTAACGGATGAAGTTACAGTAACCGAAGCAAGTCTTTTTGGTACTTTACCAAATGGAAGCTATGGGGCACAAATGGGGAACGATGATGTCATCATGACATGCATTACTGCGACAGAATTTTTTAACACAACAGACTATGCAGATTTTGTAGAAGAGCTCTTGGATTTTATAGATCCTGATCTTCATGATGAGATGGAAAGTATACTATTTAAAGATAATGATCAGGCTGGAGATTTACAATATGATATTTATGACCTATTGAAATAAATTTACAAAAGCATAGGGATATATAATAAAAGAATTAAAAAATAAAAACGAACAACTATGGCATTAAGTCCCAATTTATTACAGTTCAAAAGCTCAGGCGTATATCGTTTAGAGTTTGACAAGTCACAGACCGTAAATATTCCTGCGGAAACAATTAGATTAGTTGTAGGTAGATCTTTAAAGGGTCCTTACAACACTCCAGTTCTTATCCAAGATATAGAACAATTTACTCAGGTATTCGGTGGTATTGATAAGTCGTTAGAAAAGAAAGGAATGTTTTTCCACAGATCAGCAATTGAATGTTTATCAAGAGGTCCAATTTTGGCTCTTAATATGACATCATCTGACGATGACGATAAAGTAGCTTTATTTTCACCAGCTACTAATTCATCATTAGAAGGTTTACAGTCTATACCTAAAGATAATTTAGATCAAAATAGAGTATTAAAGAAGTACAGTGATGTATTTGACACAGACAAGTTCTGGACTCCTTCAGATTCAAAATTATTATCTGCTGCAGATCAAGACGATAACCACGCTATCTCATTTGTAAATATTAAACAAGATCCTATTACAGTTATTATCAGACAAGCTTCTGATGTTAGAGGATTTGAAGTACAAGCAAGAGAATGGTACGGTTAAGGAAACGTTCCAGAAGGTATTGATAATACAGAATACGTATCTGATTACATGGTAGATGTTTTCATATTTAAAGGAAAGTTCGATCCAGCTTTATTAAATAACGATCCGACTTACGGAGCATTCTTTAATGAAAAAGGATTATTTAAATCTGATTTTGCAAAATTTGCAGGTTTAAGAGAAGTAACTTTATTAGCACAATATACTGGTTCATTAATTCCAGAATTCCAAGATAATGAAGGAAGACAATTATACATTGAAACTTTAGTTAATCTTGAAGCTAGAAGAACAGGTTTATTCTGTGCAATTCAAGAAGATGAATTAAGTTCAATTGATTTAGTAGGTAATGGATTTAACATTTACCAAGACTACGAAGTACTTTCTCATAGAGTAGAACAGGTTGCTACAACATCAATTAATGATTTAACTGCATTTGGAGCTAAAGCATTATTAGACCCGTCCGATAATAAAAAATTAATTGTTTCGGGTGGTGTTAATTTAACTGCTGCAAATTTAAATGCTAGTAATATTGTTTCACCTGGAAAATTCTTACTTTCTGCAAGTGCAGGTGAATTTACACAAATTAAAGAAGCTGGAATACAAGATATACCAGGTGGAGGTGTAACTATAGAATGTGAGGGTGCTATTAGCAAATCTTATGAAGAATTTGAAGCTGGAACTCCTGCTACATTTGCAGGTTCAACAGGTATTAAAGTTGTAAATGGTAATATTTTATTAACAGCTGTACCAAATTTATACGGAGATCTAGGTTTAAATGGAACTTATTTATCTAGTGTAAATAACGGTGAATATGTAAAGGTTGGAAATATCGATCCTACATATACTAATACAGACCATCCAGGTTATACTGTGGAGATTTCTCCTTCAGGTTCTACTGGATTTAATACTTCTTATGGAGATAATCCTATGATTACTGAATTAGCAGTTAATGTATCAGCAGTTTCTACTAATTTTGATGTAGCAACTTTAGATCCTAACTCTAGAGCTGTAATGTTTAAAACATTAGCAGATGGATGGAATTGGGATGATAATACAGCAGGTGTATTTACATTCTCTAAAACTGGAGCAGATGATTTTGGAACAGTTGAAGATGGCGTAATGACATTAGATGCTAAAGTAGGTATGTATGTTCCAGGTGATGACCAAAAACTTTCTAGAATTTTAAAGATTGTTAAACAAGTAGATGGTAATACAACTAAATACATATTTACAACACATAGACCAGTTTCTTCAAGACCAGGTTACGCACTTAAGAGATATGAAGATGCTGCAGGTGTATATAAAATGTTTGCTTTAGATGGAGCGACACAAACTGACAAGACAATTGCAGAATTATTATCAGCTATTAAGCCAGGAACAGGTTTAGGTAATGCATTAATTGATAAAGATAACATTACATTTAGATATGTTATTGATACGTTTGGTTCTTTAGAAGCAGGTGGAATATTAAATAAAGAAGAATTAACTTTCTTATGTAAAGAAAGACAAAACGCTTCTGCTATTCTTAACGCACCAATGATTAAAGAATTAAAAGCTTCAACTAATCCATCATTCTTAAATGAATTAACTGGAGCATTTGATGTTAACAACGTTGCAACGGGTGGTAACTTAAACTTAAACCCAAGTGCATTATACACTTTACCTTCAATTAATGAAGGAGCAACTTACGGATTCTATTACGGTCCAGGTTTAAATGTTATTGAAAACGGTAAGACTAAGGTGATTCCACCAGCGGCTTATATTTCAAATAACTATATCGATAAATTCTCTGACGCTCTGCCATGGTCAATCATTGCAGGTCCAAGAAGAGGTGTTGTTGGTGGAACTGGAGTACAATCATTAGAATTTGCATTTGATAAGAATGATAGAGATGTACTTGAACCATTTGGATATAACCCAATCGTATTCGAAAGAGGCGTAGGTTTAACAATTAAAGGAAACAAGACTGCACAGCAAGGAATTCAATCAGCACTTTCTTCAGCACATGTAAGAGAAGCTCTTATATACATTGAAGATGGATTAGCAGAAATTCTTAAAAACTACCTATTTGAGTTTAATAATGCTCAGACTAGATTAGAAATTAAAACTTTAGCAGATAACTTTATGGAGTCAGTGAAGAAAGATGGTGGTGTATATGATTACAGAAACATCATAGATTCTTCTAACAACACTACAGACGTTATTGATAATAACATGGGTATTTTAGATACGTTTGTTGAACCAGTTAAAGGATTAGAGATTCTAGTATCGAGAGTAACTGTACTTAATACAGGTGAAATTGCATCAGGAAACTTTGCGTAAAAAAAGAGAATATATAAAATAAATATAAAATAAACGATATGGCTTTACCACATTATTCAGAAGACCAAACTAGTAAGAAAGGCAAGAACTTTGAGCCAGTACAGGTTAACCTATTCGAGGTAACAATTTTACCACCGGATGGCGTTGCTGGACAGGAACTGTTCTTACAACACATTAATTCAATTACAGGTTTGGAAGCTCTTCATAGAGAGGTTGCGGCTATCGAGCAAAAGTATAAGTTCTCAACTAGATATTACGCTGGAATGCCTGATGGAACAGCAATCGATGTAACAGTGAATTTTTCACTAAACTTAAACGATTCAAATCAAGCATACCTTTACAAGTCTTTAAGACAATGGTATAGATCTCAGTATAACCCTGAGACTGGCGAATTAGGTCTTAAAAAGAACTATGTAGGTACAATTGTAATCGTACAGTTTAATAGAGAGGGTGATATTTATAGAAAAGTAACACTTGATGATTGTTTCATTACTTCAGGCTTAGGTTTTACAGGTGAACTAAACTACGAAACTGCAGATGTGCAGACTCTAGAAGTTACATGGAGATCTGATGTTTACGCTGAAGAGTTAAATTAATAATTATTAACTAAATTAAAAAAGGAGGATGTTTTCATCCCCCTTTTTATAAAAAAACAAAACATAATATAATAATCCAATAATAACAGATTATGAGTGATAAATTAACAAAAAAACTTCAGGTACTTTTAACTGAAGAGGAGGTCCGAGAGGTCAATAGGGTTATTTTAAATGAAGCCCTAGAAACTGAACAAAGACCTATTTCTGTTAGTGCTTTTATTAGAAATCTAATACAAGATGAATTATCTAAAAAAAGTATTGAACAAAAATCAATAATTAAACAAAATCTTAAAAACATAAAAGAAAAATAACATGAGCGAAAAAATTAACAAAAAAGATCAGGAAAAAGAAGAAGCAATGGCTAGAGCTTTAGATGCAAAAGAAAGAAATCAGCCCCGCGTTACTACAACTGATGAAGCAGAAACAATGGTTGAAGCTATTGAGAACACTGGATTAGGTAAAGTTAATATGGATAATTTCGGTCCAGAAAAAGCTAGACCATCTGATGACATCTTAGGGTGGCATGTATTAGATTTAACCACATTACCATCTAAGGGTAAATTTTATCCAGATGATTGTGTAATTAAAATTAGATCTGCTAAAGCTGCAGAGATTAGACATTTTTCTACTATGGATGAGAATAACTATATCGATATGGAAGAAAAGTTAAATTCTATTGTAGAATCTTGTTCTCAATTTAGAACGGGCGAGAAGAGAATGTCGTATAAAGACATTTTAGAAGAAGATAGAATTGTTTTATTACTTTCTATTAGAGATCTTTCTTTTCCAGAGCCTGAAAATAAATTAATGCTTAAAGGTAAAACTGCAAAATCTAAGAAAACTGTAGATATAGAATTATCAGTAAAGAATTTAGTACCATCTATTATAGATGAACAAATTGAAGATTATTATGATTCTAAAGCTAGAACTTATATTATTAAGACTAAATCTGCAGGAACTGTAAATATGAAACCACCTACAATTGGTATCATGCAAGAGATTACAGCATATCTTAAAGATAGACAAGAAAAAGAACAAGAGTTTGATAAAGCATTTATTCAAGTATTACCCTATTTGCAATCGGATTGGAGAGGTTTAAATTTACAAAAGATTTTCCAATTAGAAATGGAATATAAGGGTTGGGATGAAAAAAAGTTTATGGTTGTCTATAGGCTAGCTGAGAGAATGAAAATCGGTGTACAAACCGAATTAGAAACTACCTTTGATGGAGAGACGGTGAAAGCCCCTCTTGACTTCCCAGGTGGCATCAAAAGTCTTTTCATTATTTCAGATCTCGCTGGAGAATTACTTTAAGACTAAGTTCTATCTGGGTATTCATCTTAGAATGCAACCTTCAGAAATCGAAAACATGTATTACTACGAGTATTGGTATTACGTAAAGAATCTGTCGGAACACATTAAAGCTAAGAATAAACAGCAAGGGGAACAACAAGAACAACAGGAGCAGTCGATGTCATCAATGAAATCGCAGTACGCACCTAAGATGCCAAAAACCCCAAAAATCTCTACGCCATCGCTAAGAATGCCGAAGATGTAAGAGATATATAATATAGTAATAAGGAACACCACTTTTACAGTGGTGTTCCTATATACTTAAAAAAATCTACTAGACACATAGACCTATGATGAATAATATCGCAAAATTTCTTGAAAGTGGCTTTAGTAAACTAGGCAATGATGGAGAAGTTTTAGGGCAAGTAGCAGAAAACACTAGAGAAAGTGCTCAAGCCGTAGCAGTTGGTGGCGACTTATATGAAAAGGTTAATGAGTTAACAGAAGCTGTTACTGCCATTCAAGAAGGTGAAGGTGGCGGTGGTGGTCTTAAAAATGCAATGGCAATTGCATTGGTAGCACCTGCTATGGAGCCTCTTGGTAAAGGTCTACAGTTTGTAGTAGATGCAGTAAATAATCTACAAGATACTGGCGATGAAGTTAAGGCTAAAATGGAAGGCCTTGCTGCAGGTTTAGTTCTGTTAGGAGATGTCGGTAAATCTATTCTTAAATTTGCAGGTTATTTATTTTTAGCAACACCACTTTTAATATTTGCAGCAATAGGCGCTCCGCTTATTGCCGTTACTTTGTTGTTATTGACTAAAGCAATACAGTTATCTACTAAAAAACTAGATGAAGAATCACTAGAAAAAGTTAAAATGCTAGGAGATGTCGGCAAGTCTATTCTTATACTTGTAGGTTCATTAGCATTAGCTAGTCTTATTATGCCGCTGGCGTTAAGTGCTCTTTTACCAACATTAATGATAGTTGGATTATTTGCATTATTATCGGTTATATTACCACCTAAAAGAATAGAAAATATAAAAGCGGTTGGAGAAGGTATGCTACAAGTAGCCCTAGGTCTAGGTGCTATGGTATTAGTATTAGCTTTAACAAGTTTAATTATAGCACCTGCTATTAAAGGTGCTTTGGCTGCGGCTGCAATTATGGTTATACTTGGTATTGCATTCTTATTAATACCAAGAAAGGCTATAGATAAAATGGAAGATGCTGGTAAAGGTCTATTATTTGCAGCTGGAGCTATTCTAGGTCTTGCTATTGCATTAGCCTTATTTAATATAATTGCACCACCACTTGCAACTCTGCTTGATATTGCTTTAGTAGTAGGTGCAGTAGGACTTACCTTTGGAATAATAGGTCTATTATTTGCCAAACATATTGAAAAGGGAGCTAAGGCACTTATGTGGGCAGGTCTTTCAATAGTTGTATTAGGACTTTCAATCTTATTCTTTAGTAAAGTAATAGGCGCTAATATGGGAGGCGAAGATATTGTTAATTCATTCTTACCACTATTATTAATAGGTGCAATTGGTGCTGCCTTCTATTTAGCAGGTAAAGGTGCTACCGAAATCGCAAAAGGAGCCGGCGCTATGATTATAGGAGCTGTCGCTATAATATTAACAGGAGTCGGTATTTTAATGATGAAAAAGGCTCTTGGAGATAATGGATGGGAATTAATAGGACAAACTTTAGCACTACTTACTGGAATTGGTGTTGTAATGGCACTTGCGGGAGTTGGTGCAATGTTTATACTTCCAGGTGCAGCTGCTTTATTAGTAGCAGGTATCGCAATGGTTACAATTGGTGCAGGCTTATTAGTAATGGGTAAGGCATATGAATCATCAGGCGTTAAAGCCATGATGCAAGAAAATACTGATGGTGAATTAGGAATAGTTACTCTATTTAAAGGGATTGCAGATGCATTTGTTATGTGGCCATGGACTGCTGCTGGAATTGCGCTAGGTGCAGGTTCTATGATTATGGCAGGAATAGCACTTATTACAGTTGGCGCAGGTCTTCGTGGATTTGCTAAATTGGTGGATTCAGGTCTTGACTTACCGAAGTTGGCAAGCGATATTTCTCTAATGATTGGTACGCTAGCATTGCCATTCCAAAAAATTGGAGCAGGCGAAGACGTAGATGTTATAGACCCTAAAACTCTTAAGCCGACGACCGTTAAATTTGGTGGATCTACAGGTGGATTCATGGGCTTAGGAGGAAGTAATCCAGTTTCAGATGGTATTAAAGCCACGATGAATATGGGTAAGGCATTATCAGGTATTGCTGGTGGTGTACAAAGTATGGCGAACTTAAAGTTCCCAACTGCATTTGATAAAGATGGTAAGGCTTCTGCATATGAGACTATTGGTGGAGATGCATTTAAAAAAGTTATCACTAACACAATGATGATGGTTGGTTCACTTGCACTTCCTTTTGCTAGGATTGGTACAGGTGGCG